CAATCAAAGATACGGTACGTAATCTAAATCTTAGGTGTCCTTTAGATAGTACATGGCAGAACGGGGAAACTTGGGCCATGACACATTAAGACTTGACAAAGATTATAATTATGGTACACTTCATTTTTTAAACATTAATAAAGGAGTTATTAAAATATGTCAGTAATTTCAGGAATTGCTTATTGGGCTGCTATCACTAATCCTAACACCACATTCGATCCAGATGGAGTGTGGTCTATTGATGTGTGCAATCTTGATAAGAAGAACTTGGGCATCATTGAAAAGGATGGACTTACTGTTAAGAATAAAGGTGATGATCGTGGAGATTTTGTCACTGTTAAACGGAAGGTTCGTAGAAAAGATGGTTCCCTAAATCGTGCTCCTGACTTAGTAGATGGTCAGAAGAGAACGATGACCCAAACCCTTATTGGTAATGGATCGGAGGTTAATGTACACTACACAACCTACGACTGGGAATTTAAGGGACGAGCTGGAGTAGGTGCTGACTTGAGGGCAGTTCAAGTTACTAATCTTATTCCTTATAATACAGAAGCTGACGAGGCTTTTGATGTAGTTGATGGTGGTTTTGTTAGTGGTGAAGGGGATGAAGACATTCCCTTTGCATCTTAAACTTCTAACTTAGGAGAGGGGGGAGATGAAAGTCTCTCCCCTATTTCTATATGAAATCAATAGATACATTAGTAGAAGATATCTATAATCTTTTTAATGATATTGAAAATGATATAGATGATACAGTTATAGAAGAGTTTGGAGACAATATTAAAACTCATCTTAAAGCTGCACTATTAGATAATAGAAATGAAGGTAGAAGTAATCTTAGACTATCAGCTATAGGTAGACCTGACAGACAGATATGGTATGATGTTAATCTGAATGGTAAGTCTGAAGCTATTACTTCTCCTACTAGAATAAAGTTTCTATATGGATATATCTTAGAAGAATTACTTATAGCTCTGTCAAGATTAGCTGGTCATACTGTTACCGATACTCAGAAAGAATTGGATATTCAAGGAGTTAAAGGTCATCAGGATTGTGTGATTGATGGAGTGTTAGTTGATTGTAAGTCTACTTCTCCTAGAGGATATGAGAAGTTTGATAAAGGAGACTTAGTTAGTGATGATCCCTTTGGTTATATAGCACAGATCTCTGCTTACTCAGAAGCTAATGGAGTGGATGAGGCTGCTTTCTTAGCTATCAATAAACAAAGTGGAGAAATATGTTTAGCTCCTGTTCATTCATTAGAGATGATTGATGCAGGGTCTAGAGTAAGTTATTTAAAATCTTTAGTGGAAAATAAATCTCCACCTAATAAATGTTATAGTGATGTTAAGGAAGGAGCATCAGGTAATCGTAGACTAGGAACGTCTTGTTTATATTGTAATCATAAGAAAGAATGTTGGAAGGATGCTAATGATGGAAAAGGTTTACGGGTATACAACTATGCAAGAGGATACAGGTATCTTACCAAGGTTGTACGTGAACCAGATGTTGAAGAGATTCTTGAATGGTAGATCACCATTGGCTTGTCTACAAAAAGGACGAGGAGTTTGTTCCCAATCTTGATAAGTTTGGATTTGTTTATCTCATAACTAATCTTCATAGTGGTAAAGGTTATATAGGTTGTAAGCAATACAAATTATATACTAAATTAAAGGAGAGAGAATCAGATTGGAAAACCTACACTGGTTCATCTAAGTGGCTCAATGAAGATATAAAGAAGGTAGGTAAAGAACATTTTAAATTTGAGATCATAGCTGAGTATAAGAATAGACGTAGCCTACGATACTATGAGTTGTACTATCAGATGAAATTTAATGTTCTCTCTTCTACCATTGAGGGTACAGATGAACCAGCCTACTATAACTCACGAGTAGGTGGTAAGTTCTATCGTCCTGTTGAGAGCTATGAAGATCCTGAATATAGAAAAAAAATATCAAAGATACATAAGAAGAGATATGAAGATCCCGAAGAGAGAAAGAAGTTATCTGAAAGAAAATATTATAAAGACCCTAAGTATAGAAAAAAAATATCAAAGGTACATAAGACGAGACTTAAAAATCCAAAGGTAAGAAAAAAATTATTGTCTCATCTTGATTCAAATCGTAATACAAAAAGAGATCCCGTTACAGGTAGGTATATAAAACAAAATGTACAAGCCAAAGAAAAATAAAAAAGTATTTACTGATCCTATAATTCAGTTTGAGAGTAAGGAGCTTGAACCTGAACGTGAATTATATGTGGCTGTTATTAAACGAGCCATCTTAGATCTAGCTAATACGGGAAATAAAGCATTACATAATAGGGCAAAGGCTTGGTTCCTTTGTAGTGTAGGTGTAACGTGTGATAACTTTGAATTTATTTGTGAGAATGCTAACATAGATGCAAGTTCCTTACGAACATATGCATATGAAGTAATTGAAAGAGTACAAGAAGATCCTAAGTATAAATATAAATTATATTATATTAAGTCGGATGATGAGAGGAACGAATAATGTCAATAAAGGATTATCAAATAGGTGGTGATCATTACAAGAAATGTAAGATACAACCTATCGAATATATTTATGCTAATGAACTTGATTTCTTTGAAGGTAATATAGTAAAGTACGTTACTCGTCATCGTACTAAAGGTGAAGGTGCAAAGGATATTCAAAAGATTATTCATTATGCACAGATGATTTTAGAACTTAGATATGGAGAGGATATAGATGCAACTGCCAACTGAATACCAAAACTTTATCTATCTTTCCAGATATTCTAGATGGCTAGAGGAAGAAGGCCGTAGAGAAACATGGGATGAAACTGTTGATAGATTAATTACTTTCTTTAAAGTACATGTAGAAACAAACCTTGGAGTTAAAGACCAACTTGATACCAAGGATTGGACTATGATACGTAATGCTATTCTTAATCTTGAAGTAATGCCTAGCATGAGATCATTGATGACTGCTGGCCCTGCTCTTGAGAGAGAGAACATAGCTGGATATAATTGTTCCTATATACCAGTGGATAATCCAAAGTCCTTTGATGAGATACTTTATATTCTTATGAATGGTACAGGTGTAGGCTTCTCTGTTGAGAGACAGTATGTCAATCAGTTACCTACCATACCAGACGTAGAGTTTGAAAAAACAGATGATGTTATTAGTGTGGCTGATTCCAAGGAAGGATGGGCCAGAGCATTCAAGGATTTAGTATCCTACTTATATTCAAATAGAATACCAAAGGTAGATGTTAGCAAGGTACGTCCTGCTGGCTCCAGATTAAAAACCTTTGGTGGTAGAGCCAGTGGTCCTCAACCATTGGTGGACTTGTTTGACTTTACTATACGTAAGTTTGAGGAAGCTAGAGGTAGGAAACTAAACTCTATTGAATGTCATGATATAGTCTGCAAGATAGGGGATGTTGTAGTAGTAGGTGGTGTACGTAGATCTGCTTTAATATCTTTGTCTAATCTATCAGATGATCGTATGAGAGCAGCTAAGTCTGGTGCTTGGTATGATACAGAGACACAAAGAAGATTGGCTAATAACTCTGCTGTATATACTAACCGTCCTGATACTGGTGTATTTATGAAGGAATGGTTATCATTATATGAAAGTAAGAGTGGTGAACGAGGTATCTTTAATCGTGAGTCAGCTCAACAGAAGGCAGCACAGAACAAACGTAGAGCATGGGATGTAGACTTTGGAACTAATCCCTGTTCGGAGATTATACTACGTCCTAATCAATTCTGTAATCTAACAGAGGTAGTATGTAGACATGAGGATGATCGTAACTCTTTAGCAAGAAAGATACGTATAGCTACCCTGTTAGGTACTATTCAATCTACACTCACTGACTTTGGTTATCTTAGAAAAAGATGGATAACTAATACAGAAGAAGAGAGACTGCTAGGTGTATCTCTTACAGGTATTATGGATTGTGAACTACTACATACTTCCCCAGAGAAGTTATCTTACTCTGCTAATATACCTTACTTAGAAGATAATCTTAAATATCTACGTAACGTAGCCGTGACAACGAATAAGAAGTGGGCAGAGAAACTAGGTATACCTCAGTCCACGGCTATTACTTGTGTGAAACCATCAGGTACTGTCAGTCAGCTAGTAGATAGTGCCAGTGGTATCCATGCTAGACATTCAGAGTTCTATATTAGAACAGTTAGAGGAGACAATAAAGATCCTATGACTGCATTCTTAAAAGACATGGGCATACCTAATGAACCTCAACGAGATGGTAATGTAGAATCTAAGGATGTTTCTGTCTTCTCATTTCCTGTCAAGACATATGCTAAGTCTATATATAGAAATGATCTTAGTGCTATACAACAACTGGAAATATGGAAGACATATGCAGAGCATTGGTGTGAGCACAAGCCAAGTGTTACTGTATCTGTGAAGGAAAGAGAGTGGATAGAAGTTGGTGCTTGGTGTTGGGATAACTTTGATCATCTATCTGGTGTATCTTTCTTACCTTATGCTGATCATAGTTATATACAAGCTCCTTATCAGGAGATAACCAAAGAGGAATACGGCAAAGCAATGAAAACTATGCCAAAGAAACGTATTGATTGGTCTTTACTTACAGAGTTCGAGAAGGAAGATACAACAAAAGGATCACAAGAACTGGCATGTACTGCTGGTGTATGTGAGCTGGTAGACATAACATGAAGGAAGGAAAAGTATGGGGTAATACAATAGACCTATTGAAAAGTCCTGCCGTTGAGATACATCAGATCTATATAAAGCCAAGAGCATACTGTTCTTTACATAAACATCAGACAAAGTTTAATGCT